GAATAAAAGAATACGCAAGGGCAAAAGCAAATAGAGAAGAAAAGAATCATCCAACGCAAAAACCAATTGATATAATGTCTTGGTGTTTTGAATATGCCGATAGACATTCAAAGAATCAAGTTAAGTTAGTTTTAGATGCTTATCTTGGTTCTGGTAGTACAATGGTAACTTCTCATCAATTAAATAGGATTTGTTACGGAATGGAATTAGACCCAAAGTATTGCCAAGTTATTATAGACCGAATGAAAAAGCTTGACCCGACCTTGGTAATTAAACGTAACGGAATAACAATGAATTAACAGAGAATTATGGCGGATAAATTAGACAACTTAAAGCCATTTGAAAAAGGCGAAAGCGGAAACCCTAACGGAAGACCAAAGGGAAGTAAGAACCGAAGCACAATAGCACGTAGATGGTTGCAGGTAAACCAAAACCTAAAAAACCCTTTGACAGGCGAACAGGAGACCATGAGCCAGGAGGACCTGGCAACCTTAGCCTTAATAAAGAAAGCAAGGGAGGGTGATGTCTATGCATACAAGGCACTGATGGACTCGGCATACGGTGCACCGGTACAGCAGATAGAGCAGGAGACTAAGGTGGATATTAATAGCTTTAGCATCCGTGATGTAATTGAGTTCAATGATCAAGGCGAGCGAGAAATACAGGCCCCTGTATAGTTCCGATTGTAGGTACTTTGTAATTACAGGAGGTAGGGGTAGCTCCAAATCATTCAGTGTAGCTGCATGGGTGTGCCTGCTGTCATTTGAGCACGGCCACAAGATACTGTTCACACGGCAGACCATGACCTCTGCACACATCTCTATCATTCCCGAGTTCAAGGAGAAGATAGAGCTCATGGGATTAGAGGAGCACTTTGAGATAACTAAGTCCGAGATAGTCAACAAAACCACAGGCAGTGAGATTATATTCAGGGGTATCCGTACCTCCAGTGGTGACCAAACAGCTAACCTAAAATCACTGCAAGGCATCACCACTTGGATAGTGGATGAGGCAGAGGAGCTCACCGATGAGAATACCTTTGACAAGATTAACCTATACATCCGTTCACCCAAGCAGCAGAACAGGGTGGTGCTGATACTCAACCCTGCTACCAAGGAGCATTGGATATATGGTAAATTCTTTGAGGATAAAGGTATCAGCCCCGGTAGCAATACAGAGCATGGTGATACCTGCTACATCCATACAACCTACCTCGATAACATAGCGAACCTGCCTCAGTCATTCCTTGATGAGGTAGAGCTCATGAGAGAGCGGAGGCCCGACAAGTACAACCACAGCATCCTTGGTGGGTGGCTTGACAAAGCGGAGGGTGTTATCTTCAGTAATTGGTCCATCGGTAAGTTCATGGAGGTAAGCCCATCGGTATATGGTCAGGATTACGGCTTCAGTCAGGACCCTACCACATTGGTTGAGACATCCATCGACACAAGCACCAAGGTGATCTATGTAAGGCTTCACCTCTATGAGAAAGGTCTCACCACCTCAATGATATCAGACATCAACAAGAGCAAGGCAGGGAGCTCACTCATTGTGGCTGATAGTGCAGAGCCCCGTCTCATCACCGAGCTCAATGCAATGGGGTGCAACGTAGTGCCTGCCATCAAAGGACCTGATTCGGTGAGTTATGGGATAGCCCTCCTGCAAGACTATGACATGGTGGTGGATGAGGGAAGCATTGACCTGGTTAAAGAGCTGAATAATTATTGTTGGTTATCACAGAAGAGCAAGACCCCCATCGATAAGTATAACCATGCTATTGATGCTATTAGATATGCTATTTCTTACCAGCTCGAAAACCCAAATAAAGGAAAATACTATATAATATAAAAAGGACTTAAAGTAAAGCTTCAAATAAGGCAATATAAACAACTGAAAAACAATAGATTAACAACAGGGTAAACAAATGTGTTTACTATGAGTTATTAAGGTATGGCTACCGTTGATATGTATGAGATGATAAAAGTGGTGGAGGCTTATATCCTGGAAAAGAAAGGCAGGAGGGTGCAGATTGAGTTCAACAACATACAGCGGTTCCCAGTTCACCTTGAGATGCTTGTGGCTTGTTACAATTACATTAAGAATGAAAGCAGAGATAACCATCCCAAGTAACATGGGTGAGATACCGTTGAAGAATTATCAGCGGTTCCTAAAGATGCAGGCAGAGTCCAATGATGAGGAATTCATTGCTCAAAAGATGATTGAGATATTTTGCGGTATTGACCTGAAGGAGGTGGCCAAGATTAAGCTCACTGACCTTAACGAACTGATTGAGCACTTCAATAAGATATTCAATGAGCCTGCCAAGTTCTACCACAGGTTCAAACTGAAGGACATGGAGTTCGGATTCATACCTAACCTGGAAGAGATTTCATGGGGTGAGTACATTGACCTTGAGCATCACCTGAATAATTGGGATGACTACCACAAGGCAATGGCTGTAATGTACAGGCCCATCATTAACACACGGAAGGACAAGTATGAGATAGCTCCATACACAGCAGGAGAGGAGTACCATGAGCTCATGAAGTATATGCCGATGGAGATAGCTATTTCAAGCAGGGTTTTTTTTTACGATTTAGGGAGCGTATTGTTAGACAGTACCCTGTCCTATTTGGAGATGGAGGTGAGGAAGATAAAGACAAGGAGGATTTCTCGGAAAGGGGGCAATTCAACAAACAATGGGGATGGTATAGTAGCATCTATGCAGTGGCTAAGGGAGATATATCCCGATATGATGAAGTTACCGGCTATGGACTACATAAATGTCTCACCTATCTCACCTTCGAAAAGCAGAAAACGGAAATTGAACAAAGAGAAATACAACGATTAAATAAACAACGATGACAGGATACTACACCCTTGTAAAAGCACTGAAGGATCACTTCGATGCTGATGACTTAGTGAACACCGTAACCAATGGCGATATCTTCGATGTGGATATTGCCAAGCAAACTATCTTCCCATTGGTCCACACCATGGTAACACAGGCACAATTTGAGGCAAACATCCAACGGTTCACCTTGACTATCTTCTGCATGGACATTGTGGACAAGGTCAAAGAGGAGGATGACACCAAATGGGAGACGAAGGATAACACCAATGATGCACTTAACAGCACATTGCAGATACTCAACAGGGCTTATCAAATGCTATTGCATGGTGCACTGCATGACCTTAACTATCATGTGGAGAACACCCCGAGCTGTGAACCATTCAGTGAGAGATTTGAGAATGACTTGGTGGGGTGGGCTATGACCTTAGATATCATTTGTCCTAATGACATGACCATCTGCTAATGGACCAACAGGAGACATACAAAGAGCTCAAGAAATTCAGGGATAATGTAGTCAAGCAGGCCCGTGCTAATCTTACTCGTATGGGTAAGAATGCAAGCGGTAAGCTGTACAATTCCATTGATGCTGAGGTGAAGGCTATGCCTAACAGCATTGGTATCTACTTTGACATGGAGAAGTATGCAGCCTTCCAGGATAAAGGGGTAAATGGAGTACGGAGGGGCTTTGGCTCACCGTACAGCTTCAAGAGTAAGATGCCACCACCTTCCAAGTTAGACAAGTGGATAGTCTTGAGAGGAATAGCACCACGGAACAAGGGTAAGTTCTCAGGTAGGAGTATTAGCTCGGTAGGTTTCAAAAAATCAATTCAGTTTCTCATTGCTCGGAGTATTTACTACAAAGGTATTAAACCGAGTTTGTTTTTCACTAAGGCATTGGAGGGGGCATACAAAAAGCTCCCTGATGAGTTAATAAGTAAGTACGGGTTAGATGCTGAGAAGCTAACAACCCAAGCATTGGATGACATAATAAATAGAGTAAATGCCAATAAACGCACGTAGCCCCCATGTGGTGCAGGTGAATAATACCCTGCAGTCAGGCAGTAAGATTGAGATTGACTTGTGGTATTACACAGGTACACAACCAACCACCCCAACATATACCTTGAGCAAGGGTATCCCTGCAAGCAATAACACCGATACGGCCTACAACATAAGCCCCTACATCAGGGAGTTCCTGTTGCACAAGTACACAGGTAACAATTATTCAACCAATCAATTCGTGACTGATGAGTATGAGTACGTCAACATCCAGTACCGGACTTACAATTTCATTGGTGCTGCCTATGTATTGGATACCACGGTGACTGATACCTGTTTTGATGGGTATGGATACTATGAGGAAGGGGTGAATATTGACAGGGGTAACATCCTGCTTGGCAATGGCACCTCACACTACTATTGGTATGACAGCACCAACACCCCAAGCACTAACCCTGCTCACCGTGCAGGTGTAGTGACTGTCAAGGCAAAGAGGGATTGGTACTACACTCACATCCCCACAGGTGGTGGTACACCCATCACGTATACATTCACAGCCAATGGGGTGTATGACATCAAGCGAGTGCATCAAGGCAACTACGCAACAGGTAACACCTTACAGATATTTGACAACCTCAATGTGCTACAATGGGTAGGGTATTTCTATCCTAAGACTGAGTGCAGGTACACACCTATGACCATTGATTTTGTAAACAAGTTTGGTGGATGGCAAAGGGAGTTTTTCTTCAAGGCATCACAGGAGGTGCTTGAGGTGAACAGCACAGCGTACAACCTCATGCCATCACAGGTGATACCCACATTGATTAGTGAAGGGCAGAGGCACGTCATGAATAACAACGGTACACGCAAGTACACCATGAATACAGGATGGGTGGATGAAAGCTACGGTGAGACCATGCAGGAGCTACTACTTAGTGAGCGTGTGATATGGCAGTCAGGCCAACAAACCCTACCTGTTAAGGTCAACACTAAGACATTGAACAAGCAGAAAAACATCAACAATAAGACCATCAATTACAGCATTGAGATTGAATTGGCTTATGACACCATCCATAGCATAGTGTAATGAAGAGAGCTGTCAAGGTATTTATTGAGGGGCAGGAGCTTGACCTCTTTGATGATGAGCAGATACAAGTATCTTCCAGTGTGCAGAATGTGTATGATATCAGCAAGAGCAACACCGATATCTCACAGTCATTCACTGTACCTGGTACTGCACGGAATAACCAAATCTTCCAACACTTCTATGAGACGGATGTGGATAGCACCATTGACCACAACCTACGGAGGGATGGGTTCATTGAGATTGATCTAACTACTTTCAAAAAGGGTAGGATACAACTTGACAAGGCCAATGTTGAGAAGGGTAAGATTAAGAGCTACACCATTACATTCTACGGTAAGCTTGTTAGTCTCAAAGACCTATTCGGTGATGACAAGCTACAAGACTTGGACCACTCAGGTATCAGTCATGATTTTACTTGGACAGAGGTCTATGGGCGTATCACTGGTACTATCACATCCGATGTTGACTACCCACTCATCAGCTCCAACAGATTGTGGGAGTACAATAGCAATGCTGCATTCATTCCAACGAATTGGTTAAC